TCAAACAATCGGTATTTCAAGCAGTTAGGTCAGCGCAGAAACTGCGCAAAGTGGGATAACTTCGGCTTTTGTGCGCTTACGATCAAACCAAAATCAAACCACAAATGTTAGTGCGACCTGGGGTGGGGACCCTGGGCGGCCGGCCGCCCGCGGATAAAACGACTCGCGATTCTTTTTCAGACTTAGGAGTCCCTAAGCGACTTATAATCGACCCGAAATGAATGGCACAAAGACAAGACACCACCCAGGAACAATTCGCCAGACTGGTCGGCATCAGCCAACCCGAGGTTTCCCAGCTGATCCGCAAGGGGGTGCTCACCCGCGGCGGCACTACTGCTCAGTGGCACAAGGAATATCTCGACAATCTGCGCAAGGTCGCAGCCGGCTGGCAGTCGCAGACTGGCCTGCTGGACCGTATTCAAGAGGCGGCGCTGTTAGACCGGCGCAAACGCGAAGAGTTGGAGATCAAACTCGCCGAACGCAAAGGCGAGCTGCTGCCGGTCTCGGCTGTAGTCGAGGCGTTGAATTCACTCAACGCCGCCGTCCGCTCCAAACTCCTCGCGCTGCCCAACCGTATCCGCTCGAACAACCCGCAGATGACACCGCGCCAAGTGCAGCAACTTGATGAAAGCGTTCGCGAGATACTAACCGAGTTGTCCAATGTTAGATTACCTCCAAGTTTTAGAGAGTGCGCTGAACGATACTTTTCAGATCTACACACCGCCCCCCAAACTAAAGGTAAGCGAGTGGGCCGACACGTATCGGATGCTCAGTCCCGAGAGTAGCGCCGAGCCAGGCCGTTGGCGCACCAGTCGAACGCCATACATGCGCGAGCCTATGGATGAAATCACCAATCCCGAGACCGAAGATGTCGTACTCATGGCCAGCTCGCAGGTCGGCAAGACCGAACTTTGTCTCAACGCCACCGGCTACTTCGTCCATCAAGACCCGGCGCCTATGCTCCTTATCGAGCCGACCCTCGACATCGCAGAAGCGTACAGCAAAGACCGCCTGGCGCCCATGATCCGCGACACGCCCGAGCTCGCCAATCTCATCGCCGACGTTAAGACCCGCGACAGCGGCAACACGATTTTGCACAAGCGTTTCCCTGGCGGCCACGTCACCCTGGCCGGCAGTAATTCCCCCAGCGGTCTTGCCAGCCGGCCGATCCGGATTGTTCTTTTCGATGAGGTCGACAGGTACGCAGCCAGCGCCGGATCAGAGGGCAGCCCGATTGCGATTGCTAACAAACGGTCAACGACATTTTGGAACCGCAAAAAGATTTATGCCTCAACCCCGACGATAAAAGACTTGAGCAACATTGAAGCGATGTTCAACGCCAGCGACCGCCGCCGTTATCATGTCCCATGCTGGGCCTGCAAGAAATTTCAGATCCTCAAGTGGGAGCAAGTTAAGTGGGAACCAGGCCGGCCCGAGACTGCTCTCTATGTTTGCGAGCACTGCGGCGCCGGGTGGTCCGATGTTCAACGTCACGAGGCTGTGATCGACGGCCGGTGGATCGCCGAAGCACCGTTCAAAGGGGTCGCCGGATTCCACATATGGGAAGCATACAACCCATGGGTCAACCTCAGCGAGATCGCTAAATCGTTTTTAACGGCTCACGAGCGCCAGGAGCAAGGCGATCTCGAATCGATGAAAGCCTTTGTCAACACGACACTGGGTCAGACCTGGGAGGAGAAGGCAGAGCGCGTCGCCACCGATCCATTGCTCGACCGCCGCGAGAATTACGCGGCCGACTCGTTGCCTTACCGGGTGCTCTACTTGACCGCCGGCATCGACGTCCAGGACGACCGGATCGAGATCGAGATCGTCGGCTGGCGCAGCGAACGTCGCAACGACCCCGAGGAAAGCTGGGGCGTTGAAGTAATTATTCTCTATGGCGATCCCGCCAAGCCCGATATTTGGAACGACGTTGACGAAATCACCAAGCGCGTATGGACTACCGAAGACGGCCGCCAGCTTCGGCTTGCGGCCGTCGCCATCGACAGCGGTGGTCACCACACCGCCGCGGTTTACAAGTTTTGCAGCCCGCGCACCGGCCGCCATGTCTACGCCGTCAAGGGCATGGCAGGGGCCAGGCCGTTGTGGCCGCCGAAGGTCGGCAAGTCAAAGCGCCACAAGGGACACAAAGTTTGGATCGTCGGCGTCGACGTTGCCAAAGACGCGATTTATTCTCGACTACGGATCGGCAACCCAGGCCCCGGTTACTGCCACTTTCCATTGAGCTACACTCGCGACTTTTTCGAGCAGCTCACCAGCGAGCGTGTCGTGACTAGATTCGTCAAGGGCCATCCTATCCGCGAATGGCACAAGCCGCCAGGCAAACGCAACGAAGCCCTCGACAGGCGCGCTTATGCTCTGTCAGTCTTGTACGCCAGAGCTGTGCCTTGGGAGATCCTGGCGCGCACAGCCCCGGCAGCTCCGGCCGCGCAGGCCATCGATGACGGAACGAAACCGCCGCCGCCACCGCCCAAGCCAGCGGCGCCGGCGGCGCGGCCCCAGTTGGGGGCCAACCCGCGGCAAACCAGGTTTAGAGTGCGATGATCACCTTTGTTACTTGGAAGTGGCACACGCCAGGCGTGGCGCGCGTGTTTCTCAGCGAGCATGTCAACGTCCTGCGCGCTATGGTGTCGCGCCATTACTCGGCGCCGCACCGCTTTGTCTGTATTACCGATGACCCGGCCGGTCTCGATCCGCGCGTTGAAGTGATGCCACTGCCGGTCCGGTTCGACGAATTGACCAACCCGCGCGGCGCCCGCTTCCCGAACTGTTACTGCCGCCTGTGGAATTTCAGCCGCGATGCCGCCGTCCTGGGCGAGCGCATCTTCCAGCTCGACATCGATGTCGTTATCACCGCCGACCTGCGGCCGCTGATCGAGCACAGGGAAGATTTCGTCGGCTGGACCGACAAGCGCTTCGAGACCCACAAGATCGCCGGTGGCGCGTATATGTTGCGCACCGGCAGCTGGCCCGAGATATGGGATGACTTTGACCCTGCTCGCTCGCCGGCGCTTGCCAAGTCAGCCGGGTTTTTCGGTAGCGATCAGGGGTGGATGAGTTATCGGCTACAGGGACAGAAGGCGCGCTATGGCCGATGGAAAGGCGCCGGCCTGATGAAAATAAATTGGACCGAGCCCCACGCCAGACAGGCGCCAGCCGGCGCGCGGATGGTATTCACGAGCGGCGAAAATCCGCCATGGCATAGCGCAGTGCAGCGGCGTTACCCATGGATCAAAAAACACTGGAGATTGTAATCATGAGCCGCCGGTTATTTTTAGACGTTGGCGCCAACAACGGCCAGACCCTCGCCGCGGTCCTCGACCCCGAGCTGGGTTTCGACGGCATTGTTTGCTTCGAGCCGGTGCAGGTATGCCGCAGTCGCTTGGCCAAACTCGCCGACGGCCGGGTCAAGATCGAGCCTTTCGGGTTATGGAACCGCGACTGCCAGCAGACGTTATTTAACCCCGACACCAAGGGCGGCAGCCTGTGGCGCAAAGACAACGCGACAAACAAAGGCATCGAGGTGTGTCAATTCCGCAAGGCCAGCAAGTGGTTTGCCAAGAATGTTACTTATGCCGACACAGTCTTTTTGAAATTGAATTGCGAGGGCGCCGAGTGCGACATCCTTGATGATCTGCTCGACTCATGCGAATTCGAGAAGGTCAGCTATGCCATGATAGACTTCGATGTCCGCAAGATAAGTTCGCAAAAGCACCGCGAGGCCGAGCTCCGCCAGCGGCTGGCCCATATCCCGTTTCCCCGCGTGGCGTTCTCGCGCGACGTAATGGTCGGCGAGACGCATCAGGCGAGAATTAAAAACTGGCTCCTGTGCGTCGGGGCCGCAGAAAGAGAGATAGCCCGATGACAGAGACAACAGAAGCGAAGTTACCAACGCGATGCAAAAGTTATCTGTTCACCAAGAGGATCGCGACCCACGAACGGGACTACAGAGACTCAGAAGAACAATGGTCTACTCTGAAACCCATCGTAAAAAAACAAATCGAAAGTGGCGAAATAAGAATAGAGCGGGGCCTTGGCATTAAGAACTATACGAGATTGTGCCAGTGGGTAGGATGTCCGGTTGTCATTAAACCTAAACGCGCCTACGGGCTTCGTCACGTAAAGATGGTTGAGATTGATTGTAAGCGCTGCCACGGGACCGGCAGGCGTCTGGTCCGCAGATTGGTAGCAGACTAAACAGCGATCCCATGGGGGGGCTTCAAATTGAACGATCTTACTTTAATCGTGCCCTACTATCGCAACCCCAAAATGCTCAAGCGCCAGGTCGAGGAGTGGGGGAAATATCGCAACGGCATAAAGGTGATCTGCGTCGACGACGGCAGTCCAGAACCGGCGCTGCCGATCATCACCGGCAGCACCAAACGCGAATGGATCAACGTGACAGATCATGACGGCACAGTGCCATATAGCGAAGCTCCGCCTTTGATTCAGCTTTACCGTATCAGCGTCGACATACCATGGAACCGCGAAGGCGCCCGCAACCTCGGCGCGCACCACGCTAAGACCGAGTGGATCATCCAAGTCGACATCGATCATATCTTGCCGGCCGACGCCGTCGAAAAGCTGCTCAATTACAAGCTCGATAGAAATCGCTGGTATCGTTTTCCGCGGTGGCGCCGCGGCCGCGCCGACGCCACCCGCAAAAAAGACCGACTCCCCGATGAGTCCGAGTATGGTCCGATTCACCCGCACGTCGACAGCTATCTTGTCCGGCGGGAGATTTACTGGAAGACAGGCGGCTATGACGAAGACTATTCCGGCGCCCTGGGCGGCGGCAACGCCTTTCTCAAACGGCTTGAAGAGGTCCAGCATGTCGAGCTACTGCCGCCGCCAATCCGGCTTGAGGTCTACACGCGAAGCGTAATTCCCGACGCAAGCGATTGGTCGCTTTCGCGAGACACCAGCGAATGGCGGGCCCGCCGCCAGCGCAAGGAAACCGCCGGCGACACGACGCCGAAAAACCCGTTGCGCTTTTCGTGGGTGAGGGAGCTATGAGATACGGTTGGATCAAAAGCGAGTGGGACACGCTGACAGAATGCTCAGAGGGCAAGTCGCTCGCCCGCTTCGGCGACGGCGAGTTGAAACTGATGGACGGTCAGGGTTATTTCCGCGAGCCCGGAAACGACAAACTCGGCGGCGAGCTGCTAAAGGTTTTACAGTATCCCGCTGCAAATCTCTGTGTCGGCATCCCGACGATGAGTCCAGACGGCCCGAAGTTTACGAACTGGTGCCGCCACGCCGAGCGCTTCGCCAAGCTGCTTAATCCCGACGTGGTTTATTACAGTGCTTTCGTCACTCGGCCCGACAGCGCGCCCTGGATTCAAACCAAAAACTTCGCCCTCTTGTTCCAAAGTCTGTGGGAAAAGAAGCGGGTGACCGTCATGAGCGAACGCGACAACAAGATATTCACCCTGGTGCAGCGCACCGCCGGCAAGTTGAAGCACGTCGCCTGCCCGCACAGCGAGGCCTACGGTAAGATCGACGAACTCGAACAGGCGATCGTCGAGACCGAGCCAACAATCGCGCTGCTGTCCTGCGGCCCGACGGCGACATGCCTGGCCAACCGCCTCGCGCTGCGCGGTATCCAAGCCATCGATGTCGGCAGCGCCGGGGGCTATTTACTCAAGCTGCTGGCGTGAGGTCTGCGCTTGATTAAGAAATGCTTGCGCGCCCCGTCGCTTTGCGCTATCGTCACCACAATTTATTTTTCTGCCGGACGCCGACGGGCGGAAGCGGCAGCGTCGATCAGGCGAGTTTCAAAGCCGAATCCGTGCTCGGCGGATTCGGCTTTTGTTTTTTCTGATTATGCCAATCGCATGGACACAAGAAGACCTCGATCAGCTGAAGGACGCTATCTTGAAGAAGGCGTCCGGTAAACGATTGACCAGCGTCGACCTGGGCGGCCGCATGGAGTCTTACGCCGACGCTCCCCTCGATCAGTTGCGCGCGCTGGCCGAGGAGATCGGCGCCAGCTTGACGACTGCAACGCGGCCGCGGGTATTCCGCGCGCGCTATGAAAAGGGTCTTTGATGTTCGAGTTCATTCGTAAAGTCTTCAGACCACGCGCGGCCTACGACGCCGCCGCCACGGGCCGCCGTCTAGGCGTGTGGCGCCCCGGCATGGTCGGCCCCAACGAGGGGGTCTTGCGCGACGTTGAGCAGATCCGCGCGCGCGCCCGGGATCAGGTCCGCAACAATCCATGGATCTCGCGAGGTATCAAGTCATGGGAGGCCAATGAAATCGGCTGCGGCGTGACTATGAAGTCGGCCGCCCCCGATGAAACCTTCCGCCAGGAAGTCGACGCTCTGTGGAACCGCCAGGCAAAATACATGGACGCCGATGGCATGCTCGATATTAACGGCATGGTTAGGCTCGCCGTCCGGACGCGCCGTGCTGCCGGCGAGATATTTATAAGGCGCCGGCCACGCCAGCTTTCAGACGGTCTGCCGGTGCCGATCCAATATCAGCTACTTGAGCCAGAATTTTGCCCCGTGAGCTACACCGACTTGAGCGCGCGGATCTACGGCGGCGTTCAATTCAACGGCATCGGCAAGCGCACGACATACTGGATGTATCGCAACCACCCCGGCGACGGCGCCTTGTTCGGCGGTGTGTCCGCTTACGATCTCGTGCCGGTGCCAGCTGCCTCCATCTTGCACCACTACGACCCGCTGCGCCCCGGCCAGATCCGCGGCATGCCCGCGGTCGTCCAGGCGATGATAAAGGCGAAGGATTTTGACGAGTACGACGACGCCGAGCTGTTCAGAAAAAAGACTCGGGCCGGCCACACCGGAACCATAACCCGTCCGAACTGGGCAGAAGAGGATTTCCAGTTCGATCCGATGACCGGTCTACCGATTCAGAGGGACTCGGCCGGTGTACCGATCACAGATATTCAGCCTGGCAGTTTCATATCACTATTGCCGGGCGAAGACGTGCGGCTGTTCGAGGGTGACAATACCGGCGGCGGGTATAAGGACTTCGTCCGCCAGCAGCTGCTCGGCATCGGCGCCGGCCAAGACGTTCCTTACGAATTTATCTCATGGGATTTTAGCGAGTTGAATGACCGCACGCTGCGCGTCGTCCTGGCCGAATATCACCGCAGCATCGAGCAGGACCGATGGTTGTTGACCATTCCCCAGGTGTGCGTTCCCATCTGGCAGGACTTTATAGACTTCGCCGTGATGAGCGGCGCGGTCGCCGCGCCCGCCGACTTCGCCGCGCGGCGCGAAGAATATTCAGCCGTCGAGTGCCATCCCGAGGGCTGGCCCTATCTGCACGAGCTCCAGGACGCCAACGCAGACGTGGTCCGGCTCAAGGCCGGTCTTACCAGCCGCAAGCGCGTGCTTAGTTCCAACGGCGAGGATGTAACCGAGATCGACAGGGAGCGCGCCGAGGACGCCGCCCGGTCGAAGCAGTTCGGTCTAAGCGACGAGTTCGCCGCACCGGCGCCCGCCGCAGAACAAAACGACTCCAGCGAAGACGATCAGAGGGAATCGCAATATGCTTCATAAGCGCTCGTACCGTGTAGACGAAGCCGCCCGCGAGATCAATGTTTCACGTAGAACAGTTTACAGAATGATCGACCGCGGCGATCTGCACGCGGTCAAAATCGGCCGGCTGACGCGCATTCATTACCAGCAAATCGAGCTGGTTCTCAACAATCAGTGTCCCACTGTGCCAGGTCGTGACAGCGACCAAGATTGATTGTTGCGCCTTCGGGCCGCTAACTTTAATCTCGTATTTGAATAGATTTCCCACTGGCCGTCGACGGGCGGGTTATGGGAACGGCCCATGAAAGCCGGAAGAAAAGGCCGATCTGTGCACGGCGGATCGGCCTTTTTCTTTTTTCAGGAGGTCACTTTGAAAACTTGGTACTCGATCAAGGCGCAGAACGACAACGAAGCTATCATCGACATTTTCGACTACATCGGATACTGGGGCGTCAACGCCCGCGATTTCATCGCCGATCTGAAAACGCTCGGCGACAACATCACCCGCATCAAGGTGCGAATAAACAGTGACGGCGGCGAGGTGTTCGACGGCATCGCCATCTACAACGCGCTCAAGCGCCACCAGGCCAAGGTGACCGTCGAAGTCTACGGCATCGCCGCGTCGATTGCCTCGATCATCGCCATGGCCGGCGATAAGGTCGTCATGCCGTCCAACACTTTCATGTTCATTCATGACCCCCTGGCGGTCGTTATCGGCGACGCCGACGATATGCGCGACACGGCCGACAGTCTCGAAAAAATCGCCGGCGCGTTGCAATCGACCTACATGGTCAAGACAGGGAAGTCGGCCGACGACGTGAGAAAGTGGATGACCAACGACACCTGGTTTAGCGCCCAAGAAGCGGTCGAGGCCGGTCTCGCTGACGAGGTCACCGACGCCGTCAAGATGGCCGCCCGCGTCGACTTCGCTGATCGCTTCAAGTCCGCGCCAAAAGAAGTAATTGCCTCATTGTCTGCCAGTGTAGTGCCCGCCCCAACCAGCACGCAAGCTGCGGCGCCTGCTCCAGCGCCGCAGCCCGCGGGTGCCGAGGGAAATCGTATCGAGATCCTCGATATAGACACCGACACTCTGCGCAGCGAGGCCGCGGAGATCTCCCGCTTATGCAACGAATTCGGTCTGCCGGACATGGCCGCCGAGCTTTTCAAGAGCGGGGCCAGACTGTCCGACGTGCAAAAGCGTTTCGTTCATGCAGTGGAGATCCGCAACCGGTGCGCCGCAGCGGGGCTGCCAGAGCGGGCCGCGAAATACATTGCCGCCAATCTCGACCCCGACGAGGTCGGCAAAAATCTTTTGATGATCAAGGCCGCTCTCGATACCGCGGAAATTGACAACAAGCAAAAAGACGAAACCAGCGGCGTGCCAAGAGGGGCGAAGCCGTTCGATTCGCGCGCAATCTACGAACGCTATAAACCAAAACTATAAGAAAGATTTTTCGGCGACTGACCATAGGAGGAAATCATGTCCAATGAAACCGAGCGAGTCTATGCCGGCTTAGTTCTGTCCGAGCTGCCTGGCAATCAATCGCGCAAGAACGTGACCATTGTCGACAATCAAGTTTTGAAGATGGGCGATGTCGTCGGCAAAATCACCGCCAGCGGCAAATACGCAATCTATGCCAACGGCGCCAGCGACGGCACGCAGGCCGCCGCGGGTGTACTGATCGGGGAAAACGTCGACGCCACCGACGGCGACAAGGCCGGTGTGATTCTGTTCCAAGGCGCGGAAGTCAACAAGGATCTATTAGGCTGGGGGGCTAACGACGCGACCGGCATCACCAATGGCGTCGCCGATCTGGAAGCGCTAACGCCGCCCATCCTGGTTCGCGACGGAGTGTAAGCCGCGGCAATGTGAGTGAGTCACTAATCGAATTATAAAAACAGTTCCCGGAGGAAACGCTCATGCCCGACATTATCGACGCATTTCAAGACAGCTTCACGATGGCGGCGCTTACCGACGCGATTAGCCACCAAGATCATTTACCGAACCAGCTGGAGAGACAAAACCTCTTCGAGTCAGAAGGCATTGCAAGCCGGACCGTTATCATCGAAGAGGACCCGGAAACCCTCGCGCTGGTGCCGACGGCACCCTATGGCGGCGTGCCGACGGCCAACACGACCAACGGGCGCAAGGTCCGGACTTTCGTCGTGCCGCATATCCCGATGACCGACAGCATCAACGCGACCGAACTTCAGGATGTCCGCGCCTATGCGGTTGGCCGCACCCCGTCCGAGATGCGGATGACGGTCGAGACAATGCGGGATCGAAAGCTGCGCTCCATGCGGCGCAAGCTGATGGCCACGCTAGAGTGGCACAGGCTGGGTGCTCTCAAAGGTGTGATTCTGGACGCCAACGGCACCAGCGTTATTTACAATCTGTTCACCGAGTTCGCGGTAGCCCAACAGACCTTGAACATGGCGTTCAGCTCTGCCACGACCAACATTCGCCAGAAGATCAATCAGGCGATCCGCATGTCGCTCGATGCGCTCGGCGAAGACAACGCGATAATCGGTTGGCGCGCTATCTGCGGCAATACGTTTTATGATCAGTTCATTGATCACGCCAAAGTGCGCGACACCTATCAGAGCTCAAACGCGAATGTCTCTCTTCGCGATGGCTCGATGAACCCTTATCAGGCTTTCGATTTCGGCGGTGTTATTTGGGAAAATTACCGCGGCTCCGTGGGCGGCGTGAATTTCGTCACCGCGGATCAGGCCCATTTATACCCGGTGAAATCTGGGCTGTTTCTGCAAAAGAACGGCCCAAGCGATTACATCGACCGGGTCAATCAAATTCCCGACCCCAACGGTCTGCCGATCGAGGTGCGCTCGGAAATGATGCCGATGGGCAAAGGTATTGTAATTGAAGCGCAGATGAACCCGCTTTGTATCTGCGCCAAGCCCAGGGCGGTCATTCTACTCGACAACGGCGCCACGTCGTAATTGAGGAGATAGGTTTCGCCGAAGGGGGGAGATCGCGGAGACCCCAGTCTCCCCGGTGTTCCCCCTTACTATTTTATGGAAAGCACACTCGACTATAACGGCGCCGCGGACAACGGCGTTGCCCAAGCGACCAACGGTTACGCCGGCACCCAGACGAACGTCGCGCCGCTAACCATCGTTGGCTGGCTATGGAAGGGTGAGCGGAATCTCTACGGTCCGCAGCACGCCAACACCTGGGCGCGCATGATCCACCGCAATCTGACTATTCCGCATCGGTTCATTGTCGTCACCGACTTCGCCGAGTCCGAGTTCGACCGCTTAATCGAACCGCTGCCGCTATGGGACGATTGGCGCGACCTAATCAATCCCGCCTGGGGCATAAACCACTATACTTGTTACGTTAGGCTCAAGGCTTTTAGCCGCGACGCAAGGGAGTTTTTTGGCCCCCGTTTCGTCAGCATCGATCTCGATTGCGTCGTGCTCGGCAATCTCGATGCCTTGTTTCAGCGCGACGACGATTTTCTGATCTATCGCCGGCCGGTGCTTATGACGCCGTTCGATGAGCTGAATTGCTATCAGGCGTCAATGTGGATGATGGACGCGGGCGCGCGCGCGCAGGTGTGGGAAAAGTTCAGCGGCGCCAAAAGCGTACATGATGCGCGGCAGTATCTCGGCACTGATCAAGGTTGGTTGCGCCACATTCTAGGGCCAGATGAAAAAGGCTGGGACGTCACCGACGGAGTCTATGGCTGGCCGCAGCTGCGCGATAATCACAACTACCGCGGGTCGCCGCCCAAGGGCGCCAAGATCGTTTTCTTCTACGGCAAGCAAAAGCCATGGGAGATAGCATCGATCGGTCGCCCGATCTGTCAACATTGCGGCCACAATGTCGTGATCAATCCGCCATGGGAGATCACGCGCAACAAGCGCGGCGCCGATGACGCTTTTCAATGGGTGCCGAGGAACTATCAATAATGGCGATTGCGATCAAAGTAAGCACCGATCACGCCGCGCTCTCGCGCAAGTTAAAGCAGAGCGTTGCCCGCTATCCGAAGGCCGCGGCCGCCGGCATCAACAAAGCGGCCGCCGGCGCTTACACGTTATCGGTGCGCGAGGTGCAGGCCGACATTGGCGCCAGCGCACAGAAGACCATCCGTAAAAATATCACCGTGACAAAGGCGACCACAGACAAGCCGGAAGCGCGTTTGACGGCGTTTTCGTCAAAGCGCGAGCGCATTCCCATCTATGAAATGAATCCGACGCCGCGCACGGTGACCAAGCGCCGACCGCCTGGCGGCGTGCGTTACGGCGCCCAGCGCAAGCTGATTCCCGGGTCTTTCATCGCTGTGCTCGAAAGCGGGCATCGCGGTGTGTTTAAGCGTTTCGGTCCAAGAATCATTCTCACCAGGGGAAAATCGGCGGGTAAAAAGGGACAAAGAATCAACGAGCTCGAGGGTCCATCGGTGGCGCTGGTCTTCTCGCGGAAACGGATCACCGACAAAATCCGCGCCTATCTCAAAGAGCGCGTGCCGCAAGAGATCGCGCGCGCGTTCAAGTTCGTCACAGGGTAACCCCGGAGTCCTATAGATCCATGGCCGACACGATTCAAAATCAGATTCTCGACAACATCGACGCCGCCTTGCAGGCCGTGACATCGCTGTCCACTGTGGCCAGCGGCACTTACGAACTCTACAAGGTGCAGCGCCCCGCGGCCGGTGTGATTCCAGATGAAGAAATCACCGAGAATTTGCCAGACGATATTTACCTTGAAAAACTCCGCGTCGCCGTGCGCGTGGTCGTTGAAGAGGAATGTTTGGGTGGCCCGCGCAAAATGCTCGGGGAGATCATCGGCGACGTGCACCGCGCCCTCCTGTCCGACCACACCCGCGGCGGTCTCGCCATGGATACTGTCAAGGTCGGCATTAAGTGGCTGTTTCTGGATGAGCACTACCCGCGCGCGGGCGCGGATGTAAATTTTCTGATCACTTATTCGACGGAAGAGAAAGAGCCGAGTTCGATCAATTTCGATTCGTAGCCAAGGAGGACAACCATGCCAGCAAGCCAAATTTTACCCGGTAAAGGCGCGCAACTCTACCGGAGGGACCCGATCAGTCTGCTTTATGTTGCGATACCGCAATGCCGGATCATCCCGTCACCGTCGGCGACTCAGACTTATGCCGACGCGACCAACCACGACAGCCCCGGCAGCTTCGAGGAAAACATCCCGACGATCAAAACCGGCGATGAAGCGGCGTGTGTCCTCGTCTATCATCCCGACATCGCAATCCATAAGCAGCTTTACCAGGATTTCATCGATCAAACTAAGCTGTTCTGGCGCACGGTGTTATCAAACACTATCGATGGTTGGGAGTACGAAGCGCGAGTCGCCAAGTTCGATGTCCCGCTCGACTTCAGCGCCCCGGTGTTTTTGAACTGGTCTTTGAAAGTGACCGGTTTGCCGGTGATGATAGAGATTTCCTAAGCGTCCGTAAATGGAGGGTGCCGTGCTACCTGAACCCGTCGCAATAGAACTCGACAGGCCGCGGCGCCTGCGATTCAATCTCGAAGCGCTGATGTTAGCAGAGCGCGAGATCAATCGCAGGCGCGGCGTTCGGCCCGCAGAGTACGTCAACATCGAGTATCTGATTATTTCATCCGCTTCGGCGCAGGTCGCCGGAACCGGCGGCTTCGCTCTGGACTTAGTCATGACACTGCTTTGGGCCGGCCTGCGCTGGGAAGACAAGGCGCTATCGGTTGACAATATGCCTGCGCTTATCGAGGCCTCGCCGCTCACCCATGGTCAGATGATGACCATAATTTGGGACGCCTACGCTTCCCATAGCAAACGAAAAAATACATCGACCGATGACGGGGCCCCACCAGTGGAGGATAGCCACCCTTTGGCCCAACGCCCTGGCTACAACACTGGAGCTTTGCAGTAGTCGAGCTAGGGCTGACCGATGATCGGTTCTGGTCTTTGACCTGGTTGGAATTGGGGGCCTTGGAAGATCGGCGCCGTGAGCAGGAGAAGCGCCGCTATGAGCGCGCCGGGACCGTTGCCGCAATGACCTTGAACGTATGGCGCGATTCAAAGCGCCGCCCCCAGCCATTCACAGCGGGCGACATCTTTCCATGGATTGCCGACAAGCGCGAGCCGGTGGATGACAGCGCAGCGGTAGATCTCTACTTTACCGGCATGGCCGCCGCGTTCCGCAAAGAACACCCCGACGCCCCGGCTGCCGGACGTCGCAAGGTTAGCAAATCGGAGATGGTCGAATCTCATGGCTGACGACATCAAACAAACAGTCATAATCGAAGCGTCGCTGACGAAGATCCAGTCGGATCTGAAGACGTTGGAGAACAACTTCGCATCGTCCTTCGGCAATATCAAAAATCTGGCGACCTCCGCCTTGGGTAATTTAGGCGCGGTTCTAAGCGTCGGCGCACTGACGGGGTTCACTTCCAAGATCTTCGCCTTGGCCGACAGTCTGCAAAATCTGCACGAGCGGACGGACATATCGGTTGAGTTTCTCTCCGGATTCAAGTCGACATTGGAGGAGTCCGGCACGTCAGTCGACACTTTCGCCAATGGTGTTTTCAACCTTCAGAAAAATCTCGGCAACATCGACAAAGCAACCGACCCGGCGGCGCTGGCGATCAAACGCTTGGGCTTGAACTTCGAGGAGCTGCGCAATATCTCGGTTGACGATTTCATCAAACAAGTAACCGACGCCCTGGCCAAGATCGAGAACCCGGTCGAGCGCAACACTGTGATGTTCACATTGCTCGGCAAATCGGCCAAGGAGCTGGGCCCGGCCCTGGCTGCGCTGGCCGGTCGCTTTGACGAAGTCAAGCGCTCTGGCCTTACCGCGGCGGACGTAAAGGCACTCGACGATATCGGCGACGCGCTGACCAGACTCAAGAATCAAGCGCTGCTGCTCGGCGCCGAGGGCGTCGCCGGTATCCTGCGATTTTTCGGCGCCCTGCGCGATGCGCCCAAAGTGGCAGCGCAGCTCGCCGATGCTACCAAGAAGTTCGCCCAACTCAGCGGTATTCCCGAGGGCCGTGTTGAGGGCATGACATCCAAGGAAATTATCGCGGCGGGAGAAAAGCCCGGCTTCGGCATCAATCCTCAGGCGTTGCGCCAGGCGCGCGACGGTGTGCTCGATCTGCGCGAGGAGTTCGATCGGTTAAATAAAGTCAACGTCACCAAGCCCACCGCTGTTTTCAAAGGCATCAGCGACGGCGCCAAGGGTGCAAAAAAAGACGTTGAAAATCTCGCCGACTCTTTCCTTGACAGCCTCGAAAAGCAGCTCGCCACGATTGAAAGCAAAAAGATCGAGCTCCGATTCGGCACTGATTTCGCCCTTGGCGCGAGCCTCGACAAACAGTTTGAGGATTTCAAAGAAAAGCTGCGCGAAAAACAACTGCCGATCCCCAAGGGCATCGAAGAGTTTTTCAAATCGCTCAAGGAACGGATCATCGCCGGCACTGACGAGCTCAAGCGCATGCAGCATGAGCTCGCCAAGCTCGACGCGCTCGGCAAGGCATTTGATCAAGATAGCCAGGAGTGGGGCCGCGCCATTGAGGAGAGCGCCAAGGCGGCGGCTGAAGCATTGGCTAAGATCGAGCCCGCCTTTCAGGATCTCCAAAAACAGATGGCGATCGACATTCTGCCCAAGGATCAGCAGGATGTTGCCCGGGCTAACCGGGAATTTGAGGAGCGCGTCAAGGTTATCAGAGAGTGGCGCGATGCGGCAATCGCCGCCGGCCAGGACGTTGCCGACGTTAATGCGCAGGCCGCCCAGGCCACCGCCGACGCATGGATTACGACCTACGACGACATCAAAGACAAGACCGAAGAAACAACGGAGTTCATGCGAACGGCCATCGAGCGCGGGTTCGGCGCGGTTAGCGACGGCATCGAGGATTTTCTCAACGGCAACATCACCAGCTGGGAAGACTGGGGCAAAAAAGTTCTCGGCATCATCAACAAACTATTGGCCGATCAAATCACGCTCGGACTCAAGGATATGATTCTTGGTCCGGACTTCGGCAAGCAGGGGGCCGGCATCGCGGGCGGGCTAGGATCTCTGCTCGACATGCTCGGCCTCGGCAAGACCCCCCAGCCGAGCCGCCAATTACCGGGCACCACCGCAGCGGACCGGCTCGACGCAGAGCGCGGCCAGGAGATGCGCGACGCCGCATCGGTCACACTAGGAGAAGGCGGGAAGAGTGGAACAGAAGCAGCCGCGGTTACCGCAATTCAAGCAACCGCTACGACCGGCCAGAGCGCTATTCAATCGACGCAATCGACGGCAAGTGGCGGCATTAACGCGCTGGAGTCGACGGCGACCGCCGCAATTCAGACGACCGGGGCGACAGCACAGACGAGCATACAGGCCCTGCAAGCGGCCGCGATTGCCGCCATCCAAGCCGCTGCCGCTGCTGCTAGTTCGCAAGGCGGTGGCGGGGACATGGGCGGAATGGAAATGCTGTTCAGTTCGAGCGGGGGCGCCACCGACGCCGGCGCCTATTCCGAAGGGGGCGGGCTGGTCACTGGAATGGGCTACCACGGTGGCGGTCTAGTGACCCCAGGTGGAGAGCACGCGACATTCCGCCGCCGGCTGCCGCGTTACCACGTCGGCGGCGAGGTTAATGCTGTGCTGAAAGACGGAGAGTATGTCGTCAATGACCGCGCTACCGGTATGATGGGCAAGCCCGCGCTCGATTACATCAACGCGACCGGCCGCATGCCGGATAACGCAAAGGGTTGGACGGGAGGAAAAGACAGGGCGGTTGTCGTCAATGTTTATGCCAACGACGCCGGCAGCTTCGCGCGCAGCAGGCGGGAGATTCAGAGCCAGGTCCGCGATACTTTCAGGAGAATTGATTAAGCGATGGCTTTTTACGATGACATCGTCTTCCCGACAGACATCAGCTTCGCCAGCCCTGGCGGACCGCGCTTTTTAACCGGCATCGTAAAAGTGCCGAGCGGATGGCACACCGCGGACATTCGCCGCGACACGCCAATATACGGTTGGGACGTGGGCTATGGCGCGCGCGAGATCGGCAAAATTTATGATCTCTACGAGCTGTTTCTAGTAGTCCGCGGGCAGGGTCATATGTTCCTGTTCAAGAACTGGCTCGATTACAAAAGCGCGCACGGCGATCAGAAAACTGTTAGCACCTCGGCAAATGATCAGGTGATTGCCACCGCGACCGCTGGGCAGACTCAATTCCAGCTGATTAAGACCTACACCGTCGGCGGCGGGTCGCTGGTAAAGACCATCTACAAACCCAAAGCCGGGACGCTCAAGGTCTCGGTAAACGGCGTAGAGGAGTTTTCCGGTTGGACTATGAACGCGACCACCGGGGTTATCACCCGCTCTCCAGGCTTGGCCGGCAGTGACGTTGTGCGCGCCGGGTTCGAGTATTATCACCCGGTCCGC